TTTTCTGCAACTGTACTACTTAATTTTGTTATAGGACCTACTATTGCATCCATTGAATATCCGGTGCTAGGCGTTCCTGTAGCTGAAATAGAATAAGGCTGCGAATCGTTCATTCCAAAACCAACTGGTATAAAATCTTCAAATAAAGGTATCTTATTATTCATTGTTTTATTTTATTTAGTTTATATATTCTTAAACTAAGTTACTAAATATGAATATAAAAATAAATAATATGTTATGGCAGAGTTTTATCGTACAGTAATGGGAAGAAAGTTTTATGAAAAAGATTTACCATCTCTTACATTAGCATTAGAAAAAATTGCAAAACAAATGGAACTCCAGAATATAAGAGAAGAAAAAAAGTTTAAGCTTGAAGAAAAACTAATGAAGAAACAAATTAGGGATATTAATGAATCTTCAACAAAGAACAAAAAAGTTTCAGTTAATTCTGACAAAGTTATAAAGCAAGATCCTATACTAAAAACAAAGGTCTAATTTAAAATGAGTAAAGATAAACCAGTATCTAAAAATAAATTTAAAAAAGAATTTACTCAAGGTGAAGATGGATATGTTAAAAAACCTAATTCATGGAAAAGAACTCATATATGGTGGGAACCTATGAAAGATGGTGAAAGGTGGTTTATTAATATTGCAGATGATGTTAGAGTAAAAGGAAAAGGAACAAAAATAGAAGAATCCTGCTGGATAAATTCTAGAGGTTTAGATATATGGTTAAATGATTGGGAAAACCGAAACTATAAATTTTATTTAAATGAGTAAATTAATAATTGGATTTTTATTATTTTTCATAGCACAATCTTTAATATGGATTCAGCTTAATGGTCAATTTGTTTGGCCTTGGTTTAAGAAAAATCCATGGATAGTGTCATTTAGTTTAGGTGGGTTTATAAGTTACATACTCATAATGGCAACTCGTAGTGTTGTTGAACATTTTAATGGATTACTTTGGCCAGGAAGATTTATAGGATTTTCTAGTGGTATTATAGTGTTTGCTATATTTACTTATATATTTTTAAACCTAGGGATTACTCCTAAAACATTAGTTTCATTAGTTTTAGCATTCTCTCTTATCTGTGTACAATTATTCTGGAAATGAAAAACCCATATCAAATATTAGGAGTAAATCGTAATGCAACAAAAGATGAAATAAAAAAAGCATATAGAAAACTTGCAGTTAAACATCACCCTGATAAACCTGGTGGTGATGAAGATAAGTTTAAAGAAATATCTGATGCATATGATCAGTTAATAAACAATAAATCTTCAAGAAGAAATAGTTGGAATGTTGATGACATTTTTGAGCAAATGTTTAATAACAACGGCCCTTTTTCCGATGAGTTTAATCAAAGATATGGTTGGTCAAATAGTGGTAAGGGTAAAAATGTAAATGTAAATGTAAATATACAGGTAACATTTGAAGAAGCTTACAAAGGTACTTCTCGTGAAATTTCAGTTGGTGTAAAAAATATAAAGGTTAATATTAAGCCTGGTGTTAGAAACGGGCAAAAATTAAGAATACCTGGGTACGGTCAGCGAGGAATGACTAATGATCTTAATGGTGATTTAATTATCATTGTTACAATTTTAGAAGATACTCATTTTTATCTTGATAATCGCGGTATGCATACTGTATACCATGTTGATATATTAGAAGCAATCCTAGGGTCGAATGGTTATATTAATATATTTGGAAATAAAATTAAATTTAACATTCCACCTAAAGTAAAAAATGGTATGCAATTAAGAATACAAGGGAAAGGGTGGCCTATTTATGGACAAGAAAATAAAAAAACTGATTTGTATGCAACTATTATGATTGACATACCTGATAATATATCAGAAGAAGAAATTGAGCTTTATAAAAAAATTAAACAAATAAGAAATAAAAAATGATAGAATTATTAGAATTTATTTTTAGTAGTGTTTGGAGGTTTATTGGATTTTTATTACTATTAGCAACTGCATGTACATGGTCTCCTATTACTATTAATAAAAAAATAGGAATTAGTGAAAAGAAAAAATCTAAAAATGAAAAATGATCTTAAGAAACATTTACTAGGAATGCTAGGTGAAAGAATTATTGCAAAACACCTTAGGGAAAGAGGTCATAGTGTTATTGAGTCTTTAAATGTATTTGATTCAGAAAAAGATTTAGATGTTGATGGTGACAGAGTTGAGGTAAAAACACAAGTACCCTTTCTAATTAAGAATGCATTTTCAATATCTCCTAATCAATTAAATAAAATTAAAAACTCTAAATTTGTTTATTGGATAAGTGTACCTCCTACAAAAATGCCAGACTCCTTAGCAGGTTTTATTTTTTAAAATGGATCCTACTGTAGCTAAATATGAAAGATATAAACTTAAGAATGGTCGTGAAATGTTAGCCTTTAAAAGAAACCAACTTGGCATGGATATTGTGGATCAAATTAAAGATAAAAGTTTATTGGATCATATGAAAGAATTATCTACAAGCTATTTATAATTAATTGTTAAAATTTCATAGTTTTAGAGAAAAAGTCTCTTAAAAGTTTTCAAATCCCAAAATAATTGATTATATTTATATTATAATTAAAACAATAATAAATATGAATCAGTTTACTAAAGATCTTACTTATTTACAAACCTTTCTTAATGAAATGCTTGAATCTTCTTCAGGTAATCATAAGATTGCAACTATTAGAAAACATTCTGATAGTAAATTTTTACAAAAGATTTTTCACTATACTTATAATCATTTTAAAAAATACAGTGTACATACAAGAGTATTAAAGAAAAATTCAGATCTTGTTTCAACTAACACATATACTGACTTTTTTCAATTATTGGATGACTTGGCTGAAAATAAGCTTACTGGTCATAATGCTATAACCGCAGTAAATTCTTTTATTAAAGACATTCCTAAAGATTTACAACCTCTTATTTATTACATATTAGATAGAGACCTTAGAATGGGTGCATCTATTACTTCAATACTTAAAGTACATCCTAATATTGTACCGGTATTTAAGGTTGCTTTGGCAAATGCTTATAATCCTAAAAGAGCTGATTTTAAAAATGAAGATTGGTATGGTTCTCGTAAACTTGACGGAGTTCGTTGCATATGTAGAAAGGAAGGTAATTCAATTTCATTTTTCTCAAGAAGCGGTAAAGAGTTTTTAACTTTAGACAATATTGCTAATGAAATTAAAAAGATACCTGGTAATTTTGTAATGGATGGGGAGATTTGTTTAGTTGACCAAAATGGTGACGAAGACTTCCAAGGAATTATGAAACAAATCAGAAGAAAAAATCATACAATACAAAATCCTAAATTTTTTGTATTTGATTATCTTACTCTTGATGAATTTGATAATCATGGTGGTACTACTAAACTAACACAACGATTAAATAATGGTTATGAAATTTTACCTGAAAATATTAACACTAACCGATTAGATTTTTTACCACAAACAAAAATTACATCCGAAGAAGAGTTTACTGAAATGGCAAAAGATGCTGAAGTTAATGGGTATGAAGGAATAATGGTTCGTAAAGATATTGGTTATGAAGGAAAGAGAAGTCATAATTTATTAAAAGTTAAAAAATTCCATGATGATGAGTATACAATATTGGACTGTGTGAATGGGAGCATACGATGGACTGAAAATGGTCAACAAGTAGAAAAAGAATGTTTAAGTAGTATTATAATTGAACATAAAGGTAATCGTGTAAGTGTAGGTTCTGGTTTTTCTAAAGACCAACGTGAATACTACTTAACTCGCCATGATGAATTAATTGGAAAAACTGCAACGATCCAATATTTTGAAGAATCACAAAATCAAAATGGGTCCTATTCACTAAGGTTTCCTGTGGTAAAGCACATTTATAAAAACGGTCGAAACTGCTAATATACTCTTATATCTCACTTGTAATAAGATATAAATTTAGTTATATTATTTACCATATTATTAATCTTTACTATGTTCTATCATTAAGCGGATAATATATAAAAAAAGAATTAGAAATGGCAATAAAACCTAAATGTAATACTTTCGTGATGATGAATATATAAAATAAAAATGATTATTTACAAAACAATTAATCTAGTAAATGGTATGTTTTATATAGGCCAAGATTCAAAAAATGACCCTTTGTATTTTGGTTCTGGAATACATTTAAAAAGAGCTATTAAAAAGTATGGTAGGCATAATTTTAAAAAGGAAATTTTAGAGTATTGTGATAATAAAGATTCTTTAGATAAATCTGAAATTAAATGGATAAAAAAACTTAATGCAATTAATGAAGGTTATAATATTGCAGAAGGCGGACAAGGCGGAAATTTAGGAAAGGCTGTAGCAATTAGAAAATCTATATCAATGAAAAAATTTATGAAAAAAAATCCACTACATTTAAAAGGTAAAAATAACCCTAGGTATAATTCAACCGAATACAAGTTTTTAAATTATAAGACACAAGAAACTTTTAAAGGGTCTAAATTAGATATGGCAAATCATATAAGTACTAATTCATCCCATATAAACGCAGTTGTGAATGGGTCAAGGGCACACCATAAAGGGTGGATTTTATATGAAAACAAAAATGTGTATACTGAGGATTTCTTTATAGAAAGAAAAAGTAAAAATAGTAAATTAGCTAGGAGCAAAGTAAAATCTAAACCAAAGCCACACACAGGTAAGCATTGGTATTATAACCCAACAACTAACAAATCTATATTAAGTAAAGAATGCCCAGTAGGATTTAAAAAAGGAAGAAAACGAAAAGAAAACATATAAAAAGAATTAGAAATGGCAATAAAACCTAAGTATAGAAAATCAATTACAATATTTGACGTCGACGACAGTTTAGTAATTACTAAGAGTAAGATTAAAGTATATAATCCTGATACTGGTTTTTCAACAGAGTTAACACCACAAGAATTTAATACCTTCAAAAGAAGAGCTAATGATAATATGGACTTTTCTGATTTTAGAAATGCTGAAATTCTTAAGAGTGGTAAAATTATAGAATGGGTATTTGAAATTCTTAAAAGAACTTTAATGAAAGGAAAGCCTGTAGGTGTTATAACTGCTAGGGATAATGGAGACTTAATTGGTGAGTTTTTATCACATTATGGAATTAACATTAATCCAAATTTTATTTTTGCCGTTAATGATCCTGCATTAGGTTTTACAGGAAGTATTTCAGATAAGAAAAAACAAGCATTTGAAAAATTTATAGACATGGGATTTACTAATTTTAAGTTTTTTGATGATGATGAAAAAAACATAAAAATTGCAAAAAGCATTCCTAAGAAATACCCTGGTGTAAAAATGAAAGCAACTTTAATTAAAAAGAAATGGATCCCAACGTTCGAAAGTTA